GGATACAGAAGGGCAACTGTTGGTGCAGTAGTTGTGAAAGTGACAGTGTTGCCACTTGCATTGCGTAGTCCTTCAATTGTTCCTGCGGTTCCTGCGCCATTAATGATTTGATTGTCAAGTGTGGTGTGCCAAGAACGGATAAGGTCTTGAGCAACGAACGCATCAATTCCTGTTCCTCTTTCAATCGCCTGACGGCTTAGGTCTTGCTGACCAGCAATTGTGCGAACATTGATTGTCAATAGTGTGTCATCAACATCGGTTTCGCTAACTGCATCGTTCTGTGTTACCTGAACAGCAGTGCTTGATCCTGTGGTCATTCTTGAGATATTCAAGGTCATTCCAGCAGGTGGCAATGTGTGCTTAGCTGTTGCAAAGTCTGCGAACGGGCGACCTGCGCGAGCAAGTGGCGCTGCAAACTCTGTGAGATACTGTGGAATTACAAGTCCCTCAAACTGTGCTGTTCCAACATCGCGGCGCTCGATTGACTCTTCGCGCTGATGGCGAGCAAGTCTTTCCTGAGCTGCGTAGTCAGATTTGAATTGTGCGTTGTAAGCATCCTTGAAGAAAGAAGAATCTGACTCAGGTGCATAGGTGCGAACTTCTTTTGTCACCTTGAAACCGCCGACCTTTGGGGTTGCGATTTCTGCTACTGCCTCACGAGCTTCAGAAGCCTTGCGGTCTGCTGTTGCTTGCGCGGAGAGCTTTTCAATTTTCTCGTCAAGAGAACGGGATTCAGATACGAGAGCATCAACCTTGGTTGTTTCCTCTGCGGTGAGATCAGTGCGATTCTCTGAAGCTACTGCCTCAAGAACTGCATCCATCTCAGCCTTCACTGCATCACGGCGCTCGACTACTTTGTCAAGATATGACATTGTATTTTTGCTCCTTATGATTGGTTTTTAGAGGTGGTGGCCAAGAAACTTGCGGCGCTTCTAGGGTGCAAGGTTGGCTCCGACTTCAATCTGCTCTTGTGAGCAGAAACTTATTTTCTTGAACTGATAATTGCTTGGGCGAGGCGCAGGGAAATCTTGCGACCTGCTTCTTCACTTGGTTCAGGTAGTGGGTCAATGGCGCGAAGCTCTGATGCCTTATGACCGACAAGGGTGTCGGTTGCAACATAGCCATCACGGAGTTCTCGATAGAGGCGGATTAAGACCGCAGGATCGCCTTCTTCTGCCGTAATTGTGAAACTTGAGCCAGGAACATTGATACTTCCTTCTCTCTCCACGCGCACAATCTTGCCACGAGCAGTTCCACCCGATGAATCCCATTCGACAAAATCGCCGACAACATCAACGGCGCGCTTCTTGTCATCTTCGTCTTCATCCATTTCATAGTCCTCACCATATTGGCGGTCATTCATTAAGGTATCAAAAACTCCAAGAGCCTTCATAATGTATTCGTGACCCTCGCTCATATCATTGAAGATTGATTGCAAGACTGACATCGTTGCTTCGTCAATGTCGCGGCCTTCTTTGAGTGCCTTCATTGCTTGCCTAATGTGGTCACGGGCCTCAACTGTCGTTGTTGGATAGGCAGGATAAGTCACGACAGAGATGTCGCCATCTGACAAAGAAACCTCGGTCAAGACTCTGCGGCTTCGGTCATCATTCCATCTTTGACGGATAACACGGAAGGCGAAAGACATTTGGTCAACATCTCCGCGCTTGACGAGTTCATAGATGTCGCGCCCTTCTTGAGTGTCGGCAAGGTCTGCTTCAAAGCGCAATCCTCGGTCATCTTCATAAAGTTTTAGGGTGTCATTCTTTGTGCGAGCTACTGGCAAACCTTCGTGATTGATTAACATTCTCACATCAGGAGTTTCGCTCAAGGTCTTTCTAAAAGCGCCCGCAGCAATGCTTTCCTTGAAGGGAAGAGGAACGCTTGAGTCACCAAAGACTGCTGCATATCCTGCGAGGCGCATCCCTGAATCATCTGCTCGCGCTTCTACATCTTTCACACTATAAGTGCGGCGTTCAATTTTCTTTGCCATTTTGCTCCTTGAATCGGCTTCTGCATTGAGGGCATCAATCTTGCGTTGCGCCCAATTTTGCGCTCTATCACTGAAGTTGGAATCTCCGCCCCAAATTAGCCAAGCCACTAGACCTGCGCCTGGATATTGAGGATCGGATGAGTCTTTGTTCTTTGGCGCTTGGCCGTCAACTTTATGACGAGCAAACCAAGGTGCCATCTTGCGAACTTTGTTTTCCGAAATCCGACCTGCTGCCATCTCTCGCGCTTCGCGCTTTGCAGTGTCGGTCAGACCATCTCCCCCAAAACCTTCTCGAACTAACTTCAAACCGCGCTCTGCGTTTGCGCGAATGAATGCGGGAACTGTCAAATCTACTTGACGAACTTCTCCACCAGGCTCAATGCCTTCTGAAATACTGACTGCGATCATTTGTTCAATGGCATCTTCCTTGGAATCGTGGCAACCGATTGTCGTGTAAGAGCCATCAGGCTCTTGCTTGACTGTCGCCCATCCTTGGCAATCGCTTTGCTTGTCAGAAATTAGATATGGCATAGGTTCCTAAATTAGAAGCAGAACTTCTGAATCATCTTCTACAATGGAGAAGGCAATCTCCGACATCGCACTTGCGGTGACTGCGCCGAGGCTTGCCACTGCTTGCGCAAGAATTGTGGAGATTGGCACTTCTTGAGGTGGGATGGGAATTGGAAAATTAGGTTGAACGAAGCCGTAACTTGATTCGGGAACGCTCTTTGACTCAGGTTGCGTGTTTGCATTAGCAGAGAGGCCACCAAGGTTTGATTCCATAGTAACGAGGTGCGTGACTAATGAAGTTCCGCTTGATGATATGCCACCAAGGTCTGAATCAGCCGAAACTATAACGACAGGGCCAAGAAGGTCTGTGTCTAGTATTCCAAAATCAAGAAGGAATTGAGCTGGCATCTTATGAAGCCAAAGTTAAAGAAGCAGTCAGAGAACCGCTTGAGATTGTGTAAGTATCACCCGCAGTATAGGCATTACCAGTGATAGTGCCACTAAATAAGAAATTACCAGCAGTGAGATTATCCCAAGCAGAGAAATGAGTAGCATCTTGAGAGCCAGCAATGTTTGTCCAAGTGATGTCGGCATCAGATGCAATTGCACCTGCCGAGGCAGATGAGAAAGTTGCTTCTTTGCGAGTTGTTTCAGTTGCAGCATTGGCAGTTCCATTCGCCCCTGGCTCGCCCGTGTGGAGTTTGACATAGACATTGGCTGCTGAGTAGGAGGTGGCATTTGCCACGGCATCAAGGAATTTGTTTGCTAGATAAGAACTAAGACCTGTCGCCATTATTCATCCCCCTCAATAAACTCTTCAATAACTTCTGAGATTCTGCCTTCGCCATCGCGGATGACTTTCTTTCTAACCTTGCGCCTATCAATTTGATTTGTGACCTCAACTGTTGGCGAGGCAACATTGACAGTTGGCGATTCAACGCGAATCTCAGGTGACTCAAGCATCACCATTGCAGGCTCGATGTTGACATTTGGTGCTGCAACATTGACGACAGGTTCAGGAACATTGATTGTTGTTCCTTGGTTGCGAGCATCTCTGACATCGTATGCAGCAGCAGGATCATTAGGGTCAATTTGAGAGATAGGTTGGAGCTGAGAACTTGGAACGCCTGTGTGTGCGATAGGAACCATCTCAACCGCCTTCAAGACTTCTTCAGGGTCAAAGCCAACCTGAACCAACTTGCTCACAATGTCAGCTCGTAGATTTAGGCCAACATCCTTGGCATCGGCTGCATCAATGTTCTGCAATGGAACGCGGAACTGATCGCCTGCTTCGCCGATTGGTGCTAGGTCTTCAACAGAGCGAACATCGTTCAAAGATAAGAAGCCCTCGCGGAGTCCTTTTGTATAAGCATCATAACGCTCAATCGTTGTGCCTCGCAGAAGAGCATCAAGATTGAACTTGATAAATCCATCAGGCTCAGGCAACAAGTTAGAAAAGCTCTGTTCTAGGCGCTCAAGTAAAGGGCGCAAACTGTGTTGAACAAAGGAAAGGTTCTGCGCTTCAACTGATGCAAACGACATTGCGCCGGCAACAGGATGACCAAGAAGCGAGATGGGGCAACGGAATAATCTTGCAATTTCCTCAACCCCGAATCTGCGACTGTCTAGTAATTGCGCATCACTGGCATTAAGGGTCAAAGGTTTGAAAATTGCTCCGCCTGAAAGAATGCCAATCTTGCCTGCGCGATAAGGGCCTGTGTGAGTTATGTTCCAATCACGGCTGATGTCTTGTGCTTGCTCTTGCGTAAGTTCGCCAGCAACTTCAATGACACCGCCAGGGTTGGCAGCATTGCCAAAGTAAGCAGCAGCATAGGTTTCTGCTGCCATTGCCCCACCTATTGCAAGGCGACAAGCTGCGACAGGGCCTAGACCATAATAC